GGATTGATGCGTAGCATCTACCACCAGCCAATCGGCGAAAGCCGGCCGAGGCGCGGCGATCTCTTGCAGTCAAATCCCGGTGACCGTCGGGAGCGTACCTGGATGATCCTCGGCACGCATACGCTGCCCAATCGCTTTTGCCCGGAACTTGGCGGCATTGGTGCTCAGCGGACCCGAATCTGGGCGGCTCGCTGGTGGGAACTCGAACCCGAGATGCGTATGTCTCTGTGGGCAAGCGCCGAACGCCGGCTCGGCGGGCAGCAGGTTTACACTTTCGTTCGGTTTCCGCCAAAGAGGAAGCAGACCTTTGAAAATCACATCGCGCGGAGAGTGGCCTGATGCTCGCTCGGTTCGTTCTCTGGCTGATCCGTCGCTTCCCCATCCTCAGCGCTGACTACCGGGCGCGCCGCGTGAAGCGCCGCCAGATCTGCCCGGCGTGCGGGAATTCCGAGAAAGTCACAATTCGGTGCGACTCTTCCACAGGGCAGGTTGTTTGCCAGTGTCCGACGTGCCTTGCCATGTGGGCTTATAATCCAGTCGTGCGACCGGAAGTGTGGGCGAAACTGCCCAAAGTGGAGGAGTGACCATATGTCAGAAGAGCACGTGCTAGTCAAAATCGAGCACATCCTTCGGGAACTTCTCTGCGAGGTCCGCGGCATCCGGCGCGCGGTCGCTCCTCAGAACTTTTCAGTGCAACTCAATCTGTACCAAGGAGATAGTATGTCCTCACCGATCACCTCTCTTCCGCTCGGCGGCAGCGCGCAACTCGTTGCCCAGCTCCTCGAAAACAACGCCCCGTATGTGGCGCCGGCAGGAGCCCCACCCTACACCTTCTCTCCCTCGGCGACCTCGGACGATCCGAACGTCTCGATCGTGCCGGCCACGGCGGACATCACCGGCGGCCTGGTTCCCCTGGCCCAGCAGTTCTTGGTCACCGATTCGACGAGCGATACCGTCGGCGTTCCCGATGACATCACCGTGACCGCCACGGCGCCGGACGGGAGTACGGTCACGGAGACGGTCGCATTCTCGATCGGCCCGGCGAGCCCTGTGAACACGTTCGGCCTGTCGCTGGCGTTCTATCCCGCGCCCGGGGCAGCTGCCGCGGCCAAAAGGAAGTAAGGCGGCCGTAAACTGAGCACCAGGAGGAGACCGGGGAGATGGCCACCAGCATCGTCAAGACGATCGCCGACGCGTTCTCTCCGGTTTTCCGCCCCACTGGCAATCTCATCGAGGGCGTCGAGCCTGGCTCCTGGGCCGGCCCTCAGAACCCCATCCGGCCCACGCTGCAGCTTGGCGTCGGGATCCGGCAGTGGGACTTCACTCCTGGCATCAACCTGCAGTTCACGCCCCGCGGCGACGTCGCGATTAAGTTCCCCCAGCTCTGGAACGTCTCGAATTCCTTCGACCTTTGTCGGCTGATGATTGAGACCCGGAAGGACCAGGTGGTCAACCGCCCGTGGGTGATCCGCGTCAAGGCCCAGCCTGGGGAAACGAAGAAGAGCGCGGCCGATCGGCAGCTGAAGAATTCGAACGTCGCCAAGGTTACGAACCTGCTCAAGTTCCCCGACGGCGTGCACGGCTTCGATCTCTGGATCCGGATGTGGCTCGAACAGCTTCTGGTCTTTGATGCGCCCTGTATCTATCCCATCAAATCCATCGGCGGCGATCTGCTCTCGCTTCGCCTGGTATCCGGGGCTACCATCACACCCTTGCTCGATCAGCACGGGTTCATTCCGCAGCCCCCGTCGCCGGCCTACCAGCAGATCATTCTCGGGATCCCCACGGCCAACATCGCCGCCTCGGCCGCCGAGAAAAAGTACACCGTCGACCAACTCATCTATTCGCCGCGGAATCCCCGGGTTGACTCACGCTGGGGCTTTGGGCCCGTCGAACAGATCATCACGACGCTCTCGATCGGCGCTAACCGCCAGCAGTTCCTGCGCGACTTCTACGTCTCGGGCAACGTGCCTGAGGGTCTGCTGCCGATGCCGGACGGCTGGACGTCTCAGCAGATCAAGGACTTTCAGAAATGGTTTGATTCGATGCTGGCTGGCAATCTGAAAATGCGCCGGCGGATGATCATGATCCCCGACGCGAAACACGAGCCCCTGCTCACCAAGCAAGAGGCCCTGGTGGACGTCACCGACGACTACCTGACCCGGGTGGTTGCCTACGCTTTTTCGATCTCGCCCCAGAATCTGATCAAACAGGTAAACCGCGGCACGGCGAAGGAATCCTCTGATGTCGCGCAGATTGAGGGGCTTGAGCCCTATTTGAAGCACATCGAGAACGTCATGAACGGCCAGGTGATCGAGCGGCAGATGAAGATCGATGACGTTGAGTTCGCCTTCCAGGATGAGCGGGAGATGGACCCCGTGAAGCAGGCGACGGTCGACGCGCTCTATGTAAAGAACATGATCTACAGCATCAACGAAACCCGCGAGGCGCGCGGCGACGATCCGCGGCCCGAGCCCCAGGCGAATGAGCTCGGCAGCATGACGGCCACGGGTTGGATGTCGATCGGCGAAAAGCCGGCCGCGAAGCCAGGCGCTGGCCCCGACGACGAAGACGAGGACGAGGACGAGCCCCCCATTGCCGGGCGGGCGGCGCCGGTAAAGGTTCGCAAGATCGCAACCTTGAAGGCGCGGGCCGGGGATCTGACCCCGCGCAGTCGGCAGACCAGAAACGACTTTGCGCGCCAGTTGAAGAAGTTCCTGGCCGATCAGAAGATGCGGGTCTCGAAGAAGGCCGCGCAGGAGTTCGCGGCCTACCTAAAGGTTTCACGTGGAACACTTTCCAAGGACAGGGACTCGACCGACGAGCGTGATCGGCGCCTCGCCGAACTCATCGCCCTGCTCGGTTGGGACTACGAGACGCTTTACGGGATCTCGGCGCCCTATCTTGAAATCGCGGCCGAGGAGGGTGTGCACGCCGGAGCCTACCAGGCGGCGGCGAACCTGGGCGCGTCGCTCCAGGGCACCCTGGCCGAAGCGCTTCCGGCGGCCAAACAAGCCGCGGACGAGCGCGCTGCGGAGATGGTGGGCTTCGACCTCGAGGAGGACGGCTCGCTTACCGAGGCCACGGCGCCGGCTTGGGCGATCTCGACCACGGCCAAGGAAAGCGTTCTGGCCACTTTGAAACAGGCCATCGAGGAGGGCTGGACGCCCCAGCAGCTCGAGGCTGTTCTTCAGGTCAGCGTGGTTTGGACCCCGGAGCACGGGGAATTGATCGCCGACAATGAGATCGCCAGGCAGCAGGTTTCTGGCCACCTGCGCTCGTGGATGTCTTCGGGCAAGATTCTCGAATATCAGTGGACCGTCATGGACCTGGGTTGCTGTGCGCTTTGCGCCAGCTTCTCGGCGCTCGGCCCGGTCCCGGCTGGCTATCAGTTCGCGCCGTTCATTTACGCGCCGGGGGCTCATCCGAATTGCCGGTGCTGGCTTACGGTCACTAAAATCGCCGGAGAGGAATGATGGTTGCTCCCAAAGCCCCGCACGTCGTAGAAACCTGTTTGATCAGAGATATCGAGAGCACACTCGGGGCACTCACCGAGGATTATGATCTGGTGGCCATGAGCTCGCACCAGGTCGGCAGCGGGTTCGGCGCGCGCATCGAGGCGGTCCTGGTTTTCAGGCTGCGCGAGCCGGCCGAGGAGTCGAATGGGAACGGCAATCACCGGCGCCGGCCGATGCCGCCGGTACCTCTAAAAAACAGGGCTTGACATGACGGACGCAACGCAGGGCGAGCGTGAACCGGAAGAAAAGAAACAACATCAACGCTCGCTCACTTTCAACGAGGACGGCTCGATCGACCCGGCGCAGCTTGAGGGCATGCCGCAGGACTTGATAGATCGCGTCACGGATCCCGAGTTCCAGGCGCGCGCGCGGCTGGCCATCGCTGCGGAAAAGCAGCGGGCGTCGTTTTACCGGGGCGCGCGGCAGATTCGAGACCAGGCGCAGCTTGCGGCGATCGCTCGCCGGCCTCGGGGCGTGAGTGGCCGGCAACGGAAGCGCCTGCGCAGGGTGGCCCGGCAGGTGATGTAGCGTGCTAGGATTCACTTTGAAGCAGGAGGGCATCCCCAATGCAGGAAGTGAACTTCAGAACCGTTGATCCGGCGCAGGCCGGTGACCGTGTTTCGTCCATCCAGTCGGCGGTCTATCTCGACGAAGTGAATCATCATGCCGTCGCGCTCTACACCGAGGCTGGCGCGATCGCGCCTGGCGGAAAGGCCTACCTCAAGGCCGGCAAGGCGGCTGCGATGACTCTTGGCCAGCCGGCGCCGGGCCCCCAGATCGAGAACGGGAGCGACGGCGCGACCATGAAGATCATTGCCATCGATGCCTTCAGGTACACCGTGAAAACGGGCGTCAAGGGCATCAATGGGGAGGTCGATCTGGTCACCTTCGGCGGCAAAATCGGCGAATCGATCACGTTCGATGCCTTCGACGGCCTCTGGTATGTGAGCGCGTCGACCGGCGTTGCCTTGTCGGTTGCGCCGGTTGAAGCCAAGCCGGCTGCGCAGTCGGCGCCTGTTCCCGGCAAAAAGCAGGCTCCCTTCGGCGGTTTCGCCGCCCGATAGCGGGAGGGTTACGGCGCGCCCCGTGCTACGATTCAAGGCGAGGGTAACGCTTCATGACGAACCTGCAGAGGCCACTCCAGAATCCCAGCTCGCCCGATCAAACGCTGCAGATGCTTGTGACCGCGGTCCTCGAGGATGAGCAAACGCTGGCAGCTGTTGCCCCGGCGACGCCATCGCCCAAGTCGGTATCGGCCAGCTACACCGCGCTCCCGACCGACAGCGTGATTTTTTATTCGGGCGTCATGGACGGCTCCCAGGGCATCACCCTGCCCACCGTAGGCGTGGCGGCGGGAAAGACGATCACGGTCAAGGTCACCTCGACCGACACCGGTGCGTCGGCGCTCAATGTCACCACGGGCAACGCGGCCGAATACGCCGGCAATCCCCAGCTATTCACGATCCCCGGCGGCGCGGCGGTGGGCGGCATTGCCACCCTGGCCTGGGATGGCGCGCACTGGTGGCTCACGGAGTACTCGCAATGAAGCTCCAGAAGTTCATCCCGTTGACCAAGATGGAAGAGCAGGGCGACGGCTCGCTCAACGTTTTTGGAGTGGTCACGGCCGAGCAGCCGGATCTCGACAATGAGGTCTGCGACTACGCCGGCACGAAGCCCTTTTACCAGGCCAAAGTGGCCAGCATGTTCAAGCTGACCTCATCGGTCGAGGGCATGGAGCCATCGATCATGCCGATGCGGGAAATGCACCAGCTGATCGCGATCGGTGCGGGTCGCACCATCGAGTTCGACGATGCCAACAAGACCATCAAAATGGGGTTCAACGTCGTCGAGCCGGTCGCCATTCAGAAGTTTAAAAAGGGGGTACTTATCGGGTTCTCACAGGGCGGCGCCTACGTGGGCGACCCGTTGCCCGATCCGGTGCACAAGGGCTGCAAGCGATATATCGCAGATCCCGCGGAGGTCTCCGCGGTCGACTCTCCCTGCCTGCCCTCGGCGCTGGTCGAAACCATGAAGGGGCGAATGGTGGAGCTCAGCAAGGCGAACGGCACGACTGAAGCCGTGCCCCTGCTGATCCCGACCCTCAGCGATCTGCGTTATGAGAAGCTCGAACGCCAGCTCGCCGGCATCTTTGCGCTCGTGAAAGAGAAAAAGACCAAGCGCGTCGACGACGTTGACCTCACCGCGGATTGTTTCGCGCACGTCGGGGATCCGGAGGACACGTCGACCTGGAAGCTCCCGATCAAGTTCCCCGGCGACGAGGAGAAGACCAAGTCGCACATCCGCAACGCCCTGGCGCGGTTCGAGCAGACCGAGGGCATGAGCGCGGACGAAAAGGCCAAGGCGAAGAAGAAGATAGTGGCGGCGGCCAAGGAGCACGGCATCGAGGTTTCCGACGCCGACAAGGCGGCCATCA